ACCACCGGCACCAAGATCGGCACAGCCACCACGCAGAAGCTGGGCTTCTACAACAAAACTCCCGTGGTTCAACCTGCTGCAGTGGCAGATGCAACCGATGCAGCCAGCGCAATCACCCAGCTCAATGCGTTGCTGGCACGGATGCGTGACCTTGGCCTGATTGCAACCTAAGGCGATTAGTCCCCTTCACTAGTGTGGTCAACCGGCACTACCCAACAGGTTGCAACACGTCTAACCTTTGATCACCCAACACTGCACCATGGCTAACGTCTACACCTGGGACATCGCTAACCTCGAACGCGAGACCGCCGACGGTTTTGTTTTTACTGCCCACTACACGGTTGCAGCCAAAAGCGATGACGATGTGTACGCCAGCTCGGCGTATGGCAGCATCGGTTTCCAGCGCCCGGAAAATCTCATCCCATTCTCAGAACTTACCAAGGATCTCGTGGTGAGCTGGGTGCAGGAAGCCCTCGGTGGTGACGAAAAGGTTGCCGAAATCGAAGCCGCCCTCGACGCACAAATCGAAGAACAGCGCCAACCCACCAAAGCCGCCGGCGTTCCCTGGAACTGAGCCATGCTGACCGCAGCAATCCTTGCCGGTGCTTGGTGTGCCGGCATTTTTATGGCGTACTGTCTAGTTTCAATCAACCCCCACGATGACGACTGATGGCTACAAAAAGCAAGACCGCACTGGGACGTGTCGACCACAAAGCCGGTCGCCCGAAAAAATCTCGGCAAGGTCAAGGTCAGCACAGCTTGCCTAATCACGGCAGGAAAAAGACTCGTGGCCAGGGTCGCTAAATTAGAGACACGGGTTGAAGCTATGCCTCCTAATGGACAGCCACGAAGAGGTGTACGCGGCACCGCCTGAACAACCTAATCCGTTTAATCAAGCCGTACCAGCCCTATTGACTGCTGCAGTCGTCGGGTTGGGCGGTCTTTTTATGCAGGTCGCCAAGCTCGATCAATCGGTTGGTACGGTCGCCGCTGATATTCAGGAGCTGAAAAACGACAGTAAAGAGCGACTGGCGGATCTTGAGGGTAGGGTGCGCATGATCGAGATGACTGTCGGTCGCCAAACAAAATGAGCGTCGTCAACACCACCGATTTTGGCAACGGCTACAGCTTGGACCAGCTGGAAAACGAACGCGGCGAACTGTATTACCGCGCCTGCCTTAACAGCGTCTGCCGCTACGCCGAAGACCACTACATCGCAATGATGTATCTCGAAGGCATGGGCTGGGACCCTAAGCAACAAGCCCATCAGTAATCCACGCAATAATCGCGTCCTCCCGGTGTGGCTCCCAGAACGGCTGATCTCTATACCACTCCAGCCAGTCCGCCGCTGATTTCGAAATGTTACAGGCAAAACAGCACGCAACAAGGTTTTGCTGGTGCGTATGCCCCCCACGAAATTTTGGATGTACGTGGTCGAGGGTGGCGGACCGCCCTAGATCTGCCCCGCAATAGGCGCAGGAATTATTCCAGTGGTTAAGAATTGACTGCCTAAATCTTGCTTTTGCTTCCTTCTTGTTTAAGTATTCGCCATCTTCGATGCGATGGTCCATACCCAGCGGTCGCTACCCGGAATGTAGCCGTAGAAACTATTACGTGCGCAGGAAGTCTTGTCTACTACAGCTAAACTTCCTGCAGATTCCTGATTTTGAATGGATCCCACCACTACTGCCGCAATTGCCATTGCTGTGGCGGCAATTTCTGAAGCCCTGAGCCTGTATCCCAAAATCCGGGCAAACGGCATTATTCAAGCGCTGTTGCTCGTCGGCAAATCTCTCTTCCCAAAGCGCTAAGCGCCGCTCCCGAACAGCGGCGCCCCAAACAAAAACGCGGTAGGCGGCAATGGCGCAAAACGCAATCCGATTGATCGACCTGTTCCGGTTCTACAAGGGGCTGCCACACCAGATGGCGGCCCTGACTGAGCTGGAACTGGCCATCAACAAAGCCAATCCGCATATCTTGGGCCGCGACCAGGGCTGGTTCAAAACCTGGGCCGTCGCTGGCAAACAAACCAACTTCCCCAACAGCTGGGAAGGCATCCTCGAAGCCGCCCGCGTCGCTGGCGCCAAATTCCCAGAACTTGTAGCTGCCCAGTGGGCACTGGAGTCCAACTACGGAAAGCTGGTTTCAGGCCGCAACAACTTTTTTGGCATCAAAGGCGAAGGAAGCGACAAGAAAACCCAAGAGTTCATCAACAACCAGTGGATCACAATCACCGACAGCTTCATCGACTTCCCGGATCTGCTGTCTTGTGTGATGTATCTAGTCGACCACTGGTACAAGGATTACAAGAACTACAAAGGCTGCAATAACGCCGCCACCCGCGAGGAAGCTGCCAAGTGGCTGCATAAACAAGGTTACGCAACCGACCCCAACTACCCGGGAAAACTTATCCAGCTGATGGAGCAACACGCTGGAACAAAACCAGTCGTACCACCAAATCAAAAACTCCTGAAAGTTCCCTACGAATATCAGCTGGGACCGGATGACGGAGCCAAGGGCTACCGGCAGTGCTTTAGTTCTAGCTGCGCAATGGTGGCCCGCTATTACGGCAAGATTTCTGGGGATTACCAGTACAACGCAATCCGCGCTCGCTTCGGTGACACAACCGATCCAAAAGCACAGATTGCTGCCTTAAAAGCTTTGGGACTTAAAGCAACATTCGAAATGGACGGCACTGTTGAAGACCTTGAAACCGAAATCGCTAATGGTTACCCAGTTCCCGTGGGTTGGTTACATCGAGGTCCTGTATCTAATCCTAGTGGTACTGGTCATTGGAGCGTCATTGCTGGTTATACCCCGACGCATTTCGTACATATGGACCCTTTCGGTGAAGCAGATTTGATAAACGGTGCTTACATAAGTAACAAAGGCGGCGCTAATGTTGCTTACTCTCGCAAAAATTGGTTGCCTCGGTGGCTTATTGAAGGTAACGACACAGGGTGGTTTTTACGCATCCGCCCATGAAATAAACCGATTCCCCAAAGAGTTACGTGGTCTCGCTTTATGGCGAGCTTTTACGGTAGGCGTGGAATTGTTTTCTCGATGGGTTAACCATCTAAGATTTTGCACGCTGTTGTCGAACTTATCCTCGTTTATGTGATCAATGTGCCAGTTACTTCTGTCATGTTTACCTGGACATGGCGGTAAAAAAGCATAGGCAACTAAACAATGAATAGTTTTTACTTTACATCTGCCATTACAACTAAGATTTACAACTAAGTACCCGTTTTTACTTTTCCCAGGTTTAAGAATTTTTCCTTTGTAGTAACAAGTAACTTCTTTTCCTTTTCTGTCTATACGTATTTTGCGAGGAAGACTCCGCACACGCCCTAAATTGCTTACTTCGTAAAGATTTGCGAACCCTGCAACAGGGCGCCATTCCTCTACTGTGGTAATCATCGGCCTGGTAACGCAGGTTGGTCAGAGTCAGGGGCTGCAACCCGCTGACTCACCCAATTCTACGGGGAAGGTCAATGCGCCCCATCGAACACAGCCCAGAGTCCAGCTTCCACAAAGCCGCCACGGACCAGTGGCTAGTCAGCCTGTTCAACAAGCAAGATTATCGCGGCCTGCTTGAAGCCGCTTTAGTGCTGAACACGCTCCACCAGCTGGAACGCACAAAATCGGCCTGGGCTATCCGCGAAGCCGCCGATAACCTGGCCGATCAGTTCGGACTAGACCGCGACTCGGCCTAGTTCTTGTTGTACTTCAGGTATAACCCGGTATAGGTGTGGTGATGAGGGTGCTCAGGATCGGAGCGCCCATCCCACTCGTAAAGCTTTTCGAGCAGATCCACCCGCGCCTGATCCACGAGCACCTCACCCCACGACTGGCGTGCCCAGTCTGCGATTTCAGGCTTGCTCACCTTTCTTCTCCACGAGTTTTAGACGACGCCGAGCCGATTCTTTTGGCCCATTGTTCGAGCGCACCAGCTTAGGTTTTTTCGCGGCCGTAGACGGCACCTCAACCTTGCAATTCGGGTAACGATTTGCAGCAAACGTCAAAGCCTGCTGGAGCGACTCGGCCCGAATTAAATCCCGCATCGCCCCTTGTCCCGGCAACCAAATCTTCAGCTCAAACAATGCAGTTTTTTCTGCACTGGTACGTGAGCGACCCTCACCAAGCCGCAGTTCGGGGTCGGTTTGCTGCTGGAACGGAGTTACTTCCATGATTTGGGGTAGGCGGGTTCATCGACGCTATGAACAGCAGCAGGGCTGTTAGTGCACTCAGCAACAGCTCTCGCCGCAGCGACAGCCCGCTCGTACGTGACCCAGCTGGATGCATCTTCCTTGGATGCGGTGAGACCAATCCCTTTGCCAGGGCCGTAAACCGCCGTAACCCAGCGATTCTCAACCATGACGACATAGCGCGTCATTACCTTCAAATGAACTACTGTGTGAGCCTAGTAAGTTTAGCCTGCTGGAACCAGACTATGAAGACATTTCACTGAGTCTCATGCGTCAGTTTCTGACACATCTCCTTCTTGCTTGGAGCGCATCCTTCCCTGCACCCGCCGTTGCACCGACTCCGCCCAAGCCGCCTTATCCGCATCCTCTGCTTCTTTGTACTCCGCCGCCGGAACAGCCATCTCCAAACAGGCGTAAACCATATCCCGCAACATTCCGGTTACCCGTTTGCCTTGGCTGGCTGCAAGCTGTTCCGCCAACTTGTAGCGGTTACTGTCTAACAGTAGCTGGCAATAAATTTTCGACCCGTGCTTCAGCGGCATTGCTGATTCTCTAATCTCCTACACAGTAGCATACTGCGACACATTAGACACGCCACCGAACGTCATCATCCACGCCTTTCCGCCACGCATTGGATTGCGCCGCCCTTGCACTGGAACGCTGCTTGGTGCATCCCTTGCGAATACCCCGCGCCCACTCCAAAAAAGCGGCAGCCCGATGCAAATCCGCCGTCTTCGCCGCACGAATCTCCCGCATCAACCACTCCATCACCAATTCGCGGCCAGTGCGGGCTGGACTCATGAGACCAAATCTGCGACTCGCAAGATCGACTGGACGTGCTGATCAGGACAAAGCTCCAGAGCCTTCATCCTCGCGGAGAAAGCATCTGGAGCCACAACGTAAAGGTCGTGGGTGCCACCGTGGCGCGGGTGCATCCGCACTCGGTATTCGATCTCTTCCAGATCCACCTAATCAACCTCTAGTGCTCATCGAAACAAGCGTACTCTTTGTGGTACAGCTTCGCAGCCTCTACGTAAGCAGCCCGTGCCTCTGCCGGCGTGTCAAATGTACCTAGATGATGTAGATAACCGTTAACTCTTATACAAGCTTGGTACCTATTACCTTTTTTGTGCCAACCGCGAGCTTTGCGGTTGTGCTGGTTTGTGTTGTCGTTAGCCAAGCGTAAATTAACTACACGAATGTCCGTTTTTATGCGATTTATGTGGTCTACAATGTTATGCGCAGGATCTTGTTTATGGTACATACAGTAAATTATACGATGCTCTTGATAAACAGTACCTGTATTGAGTCGTATAACCCTGTAGCCTTTTTTGTTTATTGTTCCAGCTCGTGCCCCTTTTAAGGCTCTACCAGACTTGTAGTACTTATGCAGTAGTAATCCCTCTTCCGGGTAAAACTCGAACGCATCAAAAAGCGCCTCTAGAGGAGGCAGTGGTTTAAACTTTGGCATCGCCTGGTGGCTCAGGTGGTCAGGGGGTTGGGCGTTGGAGCGCCGCAACCCCACAACTATACCGTTACTTGGCGTCGTACCAAGTGTCTCCGACGTTGGCGTCAGCAGCGGCAGGAATATCTCCCAGCCACTTCGCCTCGCACTCCTCCATTACAGAAGACAGTAACTTGGCCCATCTTTCTGCGTGTTCTTCCGCGACAAGGCATATAACTTCGTCATGAACTACGCCAGCTAGGCGGACAACATCCTCCCCATCCTGTTTAAGCAACGACCACAGTTTGCCGAGCGTGAGTTTGAGCACCGCTGCACCTGCTGACTGGATCGGGTTGTTGCAGCGAGTGGTAAGCCTATTGTTCTCGCCCGGAAGAAACCGCCGGAAGTTCGAAACACGGGTGAAGATCGCAGGATTACCCTTAGCCGCATCAGCCGCTGCAGCATTTTTGCGCTGCCATGAGGAGATGCCTTTATATGCAGCATGGAATTTTTGCCGCACCTCCGCAGCCTCATCAAGATCCATCCCGATACCCATTGCTGCTGCATAGTTCCGCAGGCCCTTTGCTCCAGAGCCGTACAAAAGCCCGAAATTACAAGATTTCGCAACCTGACGTTGCTCTTTAGTGACCTCATCCTCCGAAACCCCGTAAATTCGCATCGCTGTCAGCGTATGAAGGTCTTGCCCTTCTTGAAACGCTTGGATCATTAAAGAATCCTGCGCTTCTGCCGCAGCAAGACGTAGCTCCATTTGTGCATAGTCCGCTACCACAAACTTATAGCCTTCTGGGGCCTTTACGCATAACCTAAAGCGCGGATCTCTAGGTAGCTGCTGTAGATTTGGGGAAATACAACTCATCCTACCT